GCAATGGGCTCAACATGTTGAAATTGGTCAGGCTGTGATACTGGGTGGCGAGCCCTTGTTGAACCCCGACATACTGGAATGGGTTCGCGGCATCAATCAAGTATTTGGCGTCAAGGTGCAGATACTTACTAATGGCACCAGAATCAACAAGGTAAAGGGGTTGTATGAATTTTTACGCAACAACGGCAACTGGTTAAGCATAAGCTGGCATAACCCCAACAAGATAGACGAAATTGATGCCGAAGTGCGTCAGTTTCTCAAGGAACCTGTAACTCGCATTGATGGTCCACATGTTCTCAACAAGTATCATGCTGACATCATGTGGATGGATCGAAATGGCATAATTGTTCCCATGTGGTCACATCACAGATTCTATCAAAGCTCGGTTATCTCCAACGGCGCTGGTGGCTATACCTTGCACAACAGTGATCCCAAAAAGGCTCACGACAACTGTGGATTTGCCAAATACAAAAATTATCATTTTATTCGCGGCAAGTTATACAAGTGCGGCCCAGTAGCCCTGTTTCCAGAATTTGATCAACAGTTTCATTTTGACCTATCAGATCAAGATCGAGAGTTAATAAATGCCTATCGGCCCTTGTGTGCTGATGAATTTGAAACTAGAGGTGCTGAATTTTTGGCCAATCTAGATCAACCGCTAGCACAATGTAAATTTTGCCCGGTCAGTTCAGACTTCAAACTCATTGCCTCGGTCAGCAAAAAAGATCTACGATTTGCAGAGCAACAAACCGGTTGACAGAACCAGGCAAATATTCTATAATAAATATATCGGCAAATTGGGGAACCAGATGAAACGTATTTGTTTTATTTTTATGATGTTGATTGCCGGCACTGGCACAGCAGCCGGTTTACAACAGTTGATAGACAGTTTTAAAAAACCTCCTGCAACTGCGCCTCAACCTCGACCACCTACTGCGCCAGCACCTCAGGCACCCAAAGCACCAACAGGAAAATAATATGGCCTACAGCGACAAAGTAATAGACCACTATGAAAATCCACGCAACGTGGGCAAGATGGAAATAGACGACACAGTTGGCACTGGCATGGTGGGTGCTCCGGCCTGCGGCGATGTGATGAAACTACAAATCCGAGTAGAGGACGGGATTATTGTAGATGCACGATTCAAAACTTATGGTTGTGGGTCGGCGATCGCTTCATCGTCACTGGTCACTGAATGGGTCAAGGGCAAAACACTGGACCAGGCTGGCGCAATTAAGAACTCTGCGATTGCAGAGGAACTGGCACTCCCGCCGGTTAAGATACATTGTTCGATCCTTGCAGAAGATGCTATTAAGGCTGCCATAAACGACTACAAGAGCAAGCATGATAACAGTAACTGACACAGCCGCTAAAAAAATTCAGTCCAACCTGAACAAGCGTGGCGGAATAGGCATTCGCATTGGTGTGCGAACCACTGGTTGCAGTGGTCTTGCTTATGTGTTGGAATATGTAGATCAGCTACAACCCGGCGATGTGGCCATGGCCGACAATTATACCACGGTTGTTGTGGATAAAAAAAGCCTGCCCATAGTTGACGGAATCACTGTGGACTATGTGCGTCAAGGACTCAACGAAGGATTTGAATTCATTAATCCCAATGAACGGGATCGTTGTGGATGTGGTGAAAGTTTTCGGGTATAATGATACCACACACAAATTTATGGAACGACGATATTTCTGTTGAAGAAAAAACTCGTTGGGCCCTACAGAATCAGCATGTTTGTTTAAATCCTTATACCACACTGCACAGTCAGGTAGTTCCTGGGCAGATACAATCAACTTGTTGTTGCAATCTAGCACCGTCTAAAACTGATGATCGTCGATTTACAGAATTAAAAGCAACCATAGAGCAAGGCGTCAACAATGACCGATGCCAGCTGTGTTATAAATCCGAAGAACAAATAGGCACATCCGAAAGAACCTTGACACTGATACGTCAATCGCCTCAATTGATAAATCAGTTTTTAACTACCGGGACTGTGGATAATTTTGAGTTTAGAATAAAATTTTCAAACCTGTGTAACTTGGCCTGCAAGACCTGCTGGCCCGAGTTTAGTAGCAAATATGCGCAGATGTACAACATAAAGGTATTGAAAGAATTTCAAGATGATATCGGCACCGATGAAACATTTTGGAATACCATAACAACCGAAATTGCAGATAAATGCCAGACCACATCCAATGTGTGTGTTGCACTGCTCGGAGGTGAATCGTTGATTCAACCTGGTGCTATCAGATTGTTAAATTGGCTGGCGGCAAACGATCTAAGCAAACAGATTGATCTACGCATAACTACAAATTTTACCAATCTCAAACACAACATCATTGAGTTGTTTGATAAATTTAAAGCAGTGACCATCTGTGCCAGTATTGACAGCGTTGATGAAAATTACAGCTATGTTAGGTATCCAGAAACTTTTGATACCATAAAAAACAACCTGTCTTTTATGCTGACCAACAACCGAGTTAGATTTTATATCACTCCGGTCTGGAGCCTACACAATATTTTCTACATAGTTGATTATCTAGATTGGTGGCATGCCTGGTTCAGCGAACACAACATACGCAACATTGGTATCAACAATGTCAGCATGAGCGAACCACACAGAATGACCATACAGAATTTACCTGTGGAGTATCGACCACAGCTATTGGCCGTTGTTGAGCAGGCTGTGAGTCATAAAATTTTTGAAAATCCGCGGCACGCCAGTCTACACGAATATCTTCAAGGTGTAATTAAATTTTTAGTCAGCGATACTGTTGTGCATGATAAATTTGTAGAATTCTTAAAGCAAACTGCTCTGGATGACCACACTACCAACATGTTGATGTCCGTGGGCAACAGCAAACTTTATGATATTCTCAGCGATCAGCACCGTCAGTATTATCTAAATGCGCGACAAAATAACTTGACTGTCAAGCAATAACCTGTTATAATAACAAAATGTATAACCCAAAATTTAATTATCACGAATTGAGTCGCACAAGCGAAGACGGTAAACGCTTGTATTCTACCCCAGACGGCAACAAGGTTCCTAGTGTAACAACTATCTTAGATAAAACCAAGCCTGAAGAAAAGAAAGCCGCACTCAACGAATGGCGCAAACGTGTGGGTGTAGAAAATGCACAAAAGATCACCACCGAAGCGGCCAACCGCGGCACCCGTATGCATACCTATCTTGAGCACTATGTCAAAACCGGCGAACTCAAAGACCGCGGATCAAATCCCTTTGGTTGGGCCAGTCATGCCATGGCTCAAACAGTGATCGAAGATGGACTTAAAAATGTCACAGAGTTCTGGGGTGTAGAGATTCCCTTATATTTTCCCAAGCTGTATGCTGGCACCACTGACGGATGTGGCATACACCTGGGCGATGAAAGTATCCTGGACTACAAACAAACCAACAAGCCCAAGCGGGCCGAGTGGATTGAAGACTACTACCTACAACTGACAGCCTATGCTCTAGCTCACAACGAAGTGTATGGAACAAACATACGCAAGGGTGTGGTGCTAATGTGTGTAAAACCCGAAGTGGATGCCATGGGCAATCCCCTGGGTCGCCCGCAGTATCAGGAATTTATTTTGAAATCTGAAGATTTTGACTACTGGTCAGACCAGTGGTGGCGTCGTTTAGAACTGTATTACTTGCAGGCCTAACCTTTGGGTGCACCACTGCCAAAATCAGCCCCGTCAAAGTTGATATCAGCAGGCAAACTAATACCAGCACCGTTGTAATCGCTTAGATTGCCCGCACCGGCTGCAATGGTCATAAGATAATGTATCTTTATTTCCAACAAGCGCATGGGGCTATCTGGATCAATTCGCTCGTCTCTACTCCAACCGTTATTTGTGGGCATGTCATCTCCTTTGGGTGCTTGGAGTATTTAGCTAAATACTGGATAGAATTCAAGGACAACTCAAGTGGCCATTGTACAAATATCTCAAATCACAAATCGTAAAGGTTTATCAGCAGATCTACCACAACTAGCTGGTGCAGAACTGGGCTGGTCAACCGACACACGCCAACTATGGATCGGTAACGGCACTCTGCAAGATGGTGCTCCTGTGATTGGCAATACTGAAATTCTTACAGAATTTTCAGACATTTTAAACTTTACCAATACCTATACTTACAAGGGTTTGGCAGCAGGATACTTGGTGCAGACAGGAGTAACACCTGGCACACCGGTTACCAACAGTATACAAACTGTGTTGGATCAATATGCCAGCGTGTTGGATTTTGGAGCAAAAGGCGATGGCGTGACCGATGACACAGCCGCTATCAACCGTGCCTTGTATCAACTCTACTGTAGAGAAGTCAATCCACAGATACGTCGCAGTTTGTTTTTTCCAGCAGGCGTGTATGTGACCACTGGTGCTATCAATATTCCACCCTATGCTACCTTGTATGGTGAAGGCGGAGACAATTCCATAATTACCTTGGCCGTGGGTGCCAATGACTATGTGGCACGCACTGCTGATAGTTTGCAAAATACCGGAGTCAACATTGGCAACGGTGATGCCATACCTCCACAGTCAATTACCATAACCAACATGGGCTTCACCAATCTGAATCCCACCGGCAATGTGTTCATGGTTCAGGATGCCACCAACTGTGTTTTTCAAAATGTAGGATTCCGCGGAACATCAACCAAGACCACATTGACCACAGACACTAATGCTTCCACTGGAGTAAGTTTTGCCAGCACATCGGCCCTGGTGTGTGAACAAATTACCTTTAATAGTTGTGTGTTTTCTGGAGTGGTCTGGGGCATCAACAACAATCAACAGACCGAAGGCGTTACCATACGTGCCAGTCAGTTTGATACCTTGTATAACGGTATCTTGTTGGGCACCGCTGCTACCACCAACGGTGGATCTACCGGCACACGCATAGTGGGCAATTTGTTTGACAATATCTATGCCGAAGGCATTGTGTTTGGCCCCTACCTGACTCTGGGTATCAATGCCAGTGGCCATAACATTTTTTATGATGTAGGCAATCACTTTACTGGATCCACTGGCACGCCGGCAACCAGCATTATCAACATAGAATCCAACAACAATGTCAGTATCAGCGACCTGTTCCAAAGAACTGATGCCTATGCTACAGTTTATCCTCGAGTCAATACCAACGATACCTTGACCATTGCCACTACCAATGGCAGTCAACTAACCATGGGTAGTTTTACTCGAATGAGTGGAAAACAAATCACATTGACCGACAATCAATCGGGCACAGCATTTACAGTCAGTACCACAGCCGATAGCCCGGCCTTTGTGATCACTTACTCAATCACTAGAAACACCAACTATGCCAGCGGCACCATCACTGTGGCTACCAATCCTACCGGAACTGCCTTGAACTGGACCAATGATTTTGTTGACAACAATACCGGCATAACCTTGACACTGAGCCAGTCTGGCTCCACAGTATCAGTGCTTTACTCCGCAAGTTCATCCGGAGTCAATGCCACCATGTTCTATTCTATCACGTATTTAGATTGATTTGGCCTGTTACATTTAGTGCTCGGCTGGAAAGCTGGAACCTGTTACGGGACCGATGCCAAAATCTTCCGGTCAAGTCGGCCTTGGAAGAAATCAACGCCTGGTGGTTCAATACTCCCTGGCGCCCTTACTATCTACATTGGGATGATCAACCCACCTGGCCAGATCCCTGGCAACTTTTGAGCGATGATGTCTATTGTGATCTTGCAAGAGCTCTAGGAATCCTGTATACTATAACTTTGTTGGACCGTGCGGATATGGCCCCAGCAGACTTGATTTTGACCGAAGAAGGTGATAATTTAGTCCAGGTAGCAAAAGAAAAATATATACTTAATTGGAACCCAGATACCATCGTAAATACCTTCCAAGCAGTAAAAATCAAACGGCAATACCAGCAACACCAAATATTATAATTTAGAACGAGAGTTAGATGACGCAGATTACAGTTGTAAAAAGAAGCGGGCGTAAAGAGCCACTACAGATTGACAAGTGGCAGGCACAGGTCGCTAAGGTATGTCAAGGCATTGCCGACGTCAGTCAGTCCATGATTGAGATCAAAGCACAGTTGCATTTTTATGATGGCATTACCACACAAGAGATCGATGGCATCACCTTGCGAGCCATTGTGGATCTCATTGATGTAGAATCAAATCCTGATGTGGGTCACACCAACTATCAGTATGTGGCCGGCAAACAACGACTCAGCATGTTGAGAAAGGATGTGTATGGTCAATATGAACCTCCCCATCTTTATGAGATTGTAAAGAAAAATGTGGCCACTGGCCTGTATACCGAAGAACTGTTGGACTGGTATACTGAAGAAGACTGGAATCGCATGAACGACATGCTGGACCACGACAAAGATGAGCTATACAGTTATGCGGCCATTGAACAACTGATTGAAAAGTATCTGGTGCGTAACAGAGCCACAAAGGAAATTTATGAAACTCCACAAATTCGTTACATCATTGCAGCCGCTACTGTGTTCCATAAAGAAGAACCCAATGCGGCTAGAATGCGTTACATCAAAGAATATTATAATGCTGCCAGTGATGGCCTGTTTACTCTTGCGACTCCTGTTCTGGCTGGATTGGGAACACCAACAAAACAATTCAGCTCTTGTGTGCTTATACGTAGTGACGATGATCTGGATAGTATTTTTGCCTCAGGAGAAATGATGGCCAAGTATGCGGCCAAGCGAGCCGGCATCGGCTTGGAAGTTGGCCGCTTGCGTCCCTTGGGCGCACCCATACGTGGCGGTGAAGTCATGCACACCGGCATGGTTCCATTCCTTAAAAAGTGGTTTGGTGATTTGAGAAGCTGTTCACAAGGAGGTATTAGAAATGCTTCTGCTACTGTTTTTTATCCCATTTGGCACTATCAGTTTGATGACCTTATTGTGCTTAAGAACAACCAGGGCACCGAAGAAACCCGAGTTAGATTTATGGATTATGGGGTTGTGCTCAACAGCTTCTTTTGGCGCAGATTCAAAAACAAAGAATCCATAACATTCTTCGATCCCAACGAAGTGCCAGATCTGTATGAAGCATTTTATCAAGATACAGAACTGTTTGAACAGTTATATGTAAAGTATGAAAAAAGAAAAGATTTAAGAACCAAAGTTATGGCCGCTGAAGATGTGTTCAAAGGTGGCATCCTAAAAGAACGCACTGACACAGGCCGTATCTATCTTGTGTTCATTGACAATGTTCAGAATCAAGGTCCGTTTGATCCTGAATTCCATACCATTTACCAGAGTAACCTGTGCTGTGAAATCCTTTTACCTACTAAGTCATTTAAGCGTCTTGATGATGATGCTGGGCGTATTGCTCTTTGCACTCTTGGAAGTATTAACTGGGGTGCGTTCCGTAATCCTGAGGACATGCGCCGTGCTTGTCGTATCCTTCAGCGCAGCCTTTGCAATATACTCGATTATCAAGATTTTTTAAGCATCCAAAGCCAATTGAGCAATCAAGAGATCCAACCCTTGGGCATTGGCATCACCAACTTGGCCTACTGGCATGCCAAGCGTGGCCTTGAATATGGCGAACGAGATGCCTTACAAGAAGTCAAGACCTGGATGGAACATCAGGCCTATTATCTAACCGAAGCCACTGTAGAACTGGCCAAAGAACGTGGACCCTGCAGTCACTCGGGTCTCACACGCTACGGTCAAGGCGAGTTTCCATGGGAACGCCGTGCCGCAGCAGTAAACGAACTGGCCAACTTTGAACCTGAACTGGACTGGGAAACTGTTAGAGAAAAGATGAAAGTTTTTGGAGTGCGTAATGCTACCTTGATGGCAGTGGCTCCGGTTGAAAGCAGTTCAGTTGTGATCAACTCAACCAATGGCATTGAAATGCCCATGAGCTTGATCACGGTGAAAGAATCCAAAGCCGGTAGTCTAATTCAAGTGGCACCCGAATACAACAAGTTGAAGAATAAATATCAACTCATGTGGGATCAAAAAGATTGTGTTGGCTATTTAAAAACTGCCGCGGTTATACAAGCCTACGTGGATCAAAGTATTTCGACCAACACATTCTACAATCCAGCACACTTTGCGGATCGTAAGGTGCCCACTACTTTGATTGCTCGAAACTTGATGAACTTCCTGCGCTGGGGCGGCAAGACACTTTACTATAGCTTGATCAACAAGCAAGGTTCAAAAGGACAGGACGAACCTGAAGCGGCATTGGAAGCGGTAGACTTTGATGATCAAGAATCATGCGAGGCTTGTAAACTTTGACAAGACTAAATACAGGTGTAGTTCGCGGAGGTGGAACTCCCAACTACTCTAACGCTTTCGAGGAGCATCAGCATGATATTTAGTAACCCCATACCTGCCTATGTGTATTCCGTAACGCATTTACCTACGGGCAAGTTCTATTACGGATCTCGATACAGACATATAGAAAAAAATCTACATCCTGAACAGGATTTTTGGAAAACATATTTTACTTCATCTAAAGAAATTCAATCTCTTAGAGAAGAAACCGGCAATGAGTCTTTTGAATACAAAATAATCTACACCAATACTGATGCTCAGGTATGTTTTGAACATGAACAAAAATTGATCAAACAACATATTGACAATCCGTTGTGTGTCAACAAAAGATATTTTGACAGTGTAAAAGGAACGAGAGTTTATTGCACCTATGGAAAAACATTATCAACTCGCGGTCAGCTTAAAAGTGAAACGACAAAACAACGCATGAGTAAGCCAAACTCTGCTGAGCATTGTGCAAACATAAGTAAAGCACAGAGACTCAATGGTGGCAATGGCCCTGCCAGTCACACCGAAGAATCAAAAAATAAAACACGAGAAACAATGAAATCAAAACCACCTCGTCCGAACAAAACTTGTCCGCATTGTAATAAAATAGGCGGAGCAATCGCAATGGCACGGTGGCACTTCAACAACTGTAAGGAAAAAAATGTCACAAGCACAATATAATTTAAGTAAGCCCACAAACTATACACAAAGAAAAATGTTCTTGGATCCTGCTGGTCCGGTTACAGTCCAAAGATTTGAAGAAATTAAGTATCAAAAACTTGGCAAGTTTGAGCAAGAACAACGAGGATTCTTTTGGGTGCCTGAAGAAATCTCATTGACCAAAGATGCCAATGACTTCAAAGAAGCCACCGAAACTGTGCGACACATATTCACCAGTAACCTGCTAAGACAAACTGCATTGGACAGTCTACAAGGTCGTGGTCCGGTTCAAGTGTTTAGTCCTGTGTGTAGTTTGCCTGAACTTGAAGCATTGGTGATGGCATGGTCGTTTATGGAGACCAATATCCACAGTCGTAGCTACAGTCATATCATTCGCAATATCTACAATGTGCCCAAGGAAGAATTCAACAAGATTCACGAGACTAAAGAAATTGTCAGCATGGCTTCAACCATTGGACTCTACTATGATCGCTTACACATGATCAACTGTCGCAAGGAGTTGTTAGAAGAGTTTGATGAACAGCTTCACATCAATGCCATCTGGTTGGCACTCAATGCAAGTTACGGCTTGGAAGCATTCCGCTTCATGGTTTCATTTGCCACAAGTCTTGCCATGGTTGAGAATCGTATCTTTATCGGCAACGGCAACATCATCAGCCTGATCCTGCAGGACGAAATCCTACACAAGGACTGGACTGCCTGGATCATCAATCAAGTGGTCAAGGAAGATCCACGCTTTGCCCGTGCTAAAAAAGAATGTGAAGCTGAAGTGTATGAGATGTATTTGGATGTGATCCGTGAAGAAAAACAGTGGGCCGACTACCTGTTCAACAAGGGACCTGTGATTGGCCTCAATGCCAACATTCTCAAGGACTTTGTAGACTACACCGCGGTCAACGCACTGAAGGAAATTGGTGTCAAGTATCAGACACCTGCACCCAAGACCACACCTATTCCTTGGTTCAACAAGCATGTCAACACCAGCAACAAACAGACTGCGTTACAAGAATCTGAATCAACCAACTATGTGATTGGTGTCATGTCGGATACCTTAGACTACGACGCACTACCCAGTTTATAAAACATCAAGGAGAATATTATGAAAGCTACTGTATGGAGCAAGGACGCCTGTCCTTTTTGTGTTCAGGCCAAAGCCCTATTAGAGTCTCGGGGCATTGAATTTGAAGAACGCAATGTTAGTGAAGATTGGACAAAAGAACAGTTGTTAGAAGCGGTACCTACCGCGAGAACCTTGCCGCAGATCTTCTTGGACGATAACTACATTGGCGGATTTACAGAACTGCGAAAACATTTACAAGGATAATATGCAAGTAGAAAAAGACAAGGTTTACACATTCAAATTGACCAATGCCGATGAAATCGTAGGCAAGATTGTTGACATTGTCGACGATTCCTATGTGGTTGCACAGCCACTCAGTGCGGTACCTACTGAAAAAGGCATACAATTGATCTACACAGTATTCACCGGCGATCCCAAGGAAAATGCCACTATAAATAAGACAGCAATAGCAATGATTTGTCAAGTGCGTGAAGAAGTGGCTGATCATTACTTGGAAGCAACCACTGGATTAAAACCAGTTCGCAAGCCATCCATTATTATGGGATAACATGCCAGGATTTGTACAACGAGTCGGTGATGCTAACGAAGCAGGTGGAATAATCCTTGAAGGAGACCCCACTGTCCTGGTCAACGGCCGACCAGTTGCTACCATTGGAGATTCGGTAAGCCCTCATCCCTGCTGTGGTGCTCAAGGTTGTCCTCCTACTCATTGTGCCGCAGAAACCACGGCCTCAATATCTACAGTATTGGTTGGCGGCCGTCCCATATGTGTTACCGGTGACATTGATACCTGTGGTCACTCTAGAGGTATTGGCAGTATCGATGTAATTGTAGGTGGCTAATTTGGCCAACAGTGTCTTAACTCCTCTACAGCTGGATGCTGCCGCCGGATTGTTACAAAATCAAGGCTTGGCCATCAATGCCAATCTGTTAACGGCAATTTCAAGTTATGCATCAACTCCCCTAATCAGCCCTTACCTGAGTGCCCTGGCCACAGGCAGTACAGGCAATTTACTTTCGGCCAACACTGTTTCTAGTCTTGCAACCTTGGCCGCCAATGCCTGTCCGGCTCTAAGCGACAGCTTGCCAACTGCCTATAGTAGTCTTGGAACACAAATGATTACAGTGATTGAGAACGAGGCCGATGTTGACATTTGTGGTGCCAATACCAGTAAACTGGCCCAGGCAGTTAATCAGGCCGGTGCCTATGCCAGTCAGACCAGTGTGTTCATCAACAGTGCGGTAAACAGCCAAACTTATCTTGGCAATACATTTACCACAATGAACAACATGATCACCGGCGGAATAACCACAATAAATCTAGCCACCACCGCATTTGGGCAGGACCTGGTTAACCTAGGGCAGTTGATCAATTTAAACAATCTCAACAACCTAGGAAGCCCGTTGGCCCTGATACAACAAATATATTCTATTACAGGCACAATACCAGTGGTAGCCATATACTTTGTTGCGGTTGGGATCCCATCAGAAGTGGTATTGAATTTGACAGACCCAACAGTGACAGTGACTGATGCCATACAGG